CCTGCAAGCGGAACGGCAACAGATTTCACAAACCCTGTTACATACACAGTAACCGCAGAAGACGCAACAACTCAGGCTTACACAGTAACCGTAACAGTTGCCGAATAGGAGTGTAGAAGATGACGAAAGAACAGGTTATAGCCTTGATAAAAAAAGATTTGCAGATAAGTGTATCAAATTACGATGATGATATTGCCTTCCGTCTCGAGCTTGCGCTTGGAGACCTGGAACGGCGTGGCATCTCGATAGACATGGGCGAAGCCTCTGATTGCGCACTTGCTGCAACATATGCAGCCTGGCTCATCCGAGACAGGAAAAAGCAGACGAAACCAGTTAACCTTGAAAGACTGATAAATAACCGCCTGCTTTCCGAAAAGATGGGAGGCGAGTAGTATGCACTGTGGAGTAGCATCACTCATAAACAAGACATACGCAACCGACTCAATCGGAAATCAGACTGCAACGGAAACTGAGACTGTAATCTACGTCACAGAACAATCGCTATCTCGCGCGGAGTGGGTAGCGGCAGGTAGAGCGGGTTTAAATCTGCAACACCTGCTCGTTACCCCCGCGATAAACTATAGCGGTCAGACCGAAATCGAATACGAAAACAGACGCTACAGCATCTACCGCACGTATCAGTTCGGAGATGACATTGAGCTTTATTGTGAAGCAAAGGGCGGCGTAAATGATTAAAACGACTCTTGGCGGCCTTCCGGATGCAATCGGAGACATATTAAAAGAATACGACGAATATGTCAGAAAACTCACTCCGCAATCCGTCAGGAGGGTTGCCAACAAATGCAGAAAGACAATAAGAGCCAGGGCGTCTGCAAACTTCAACGGTTCAGATTACGCATCATCATGGTCAACAAAGGTTACTGAAAAAGGCGAACACAGTTTTACAATTACAGTTTATTCGAAAAAGCCGGGACTTCCGCATCTGCTAGAACACGGACACGTCATAAAGACAAAATCGGGTAAGATTCGTGGCAGAACAGATGCGAAGCCTCACATACTTCCTGCAGAACAGGAAGCGAAAAGGGAAATTGAGAAAGAGTTGAAAAAAATATTATGACATTAACAGAATTCAAAACAATGCTGTCGGGAACGGGTTTACAGGTTGCGTACCAGTTTTTCGCAGAAAAAGCCTGCCCGGATATGCCGTTCATAACATACGATGTGCCAGGCTCAAACAATTTCTCGGCGGACAATAAAATCTTTCAGAAAGTCAGGCACATCAACATCCACCTATGGACAATAAAAAAAGACGAAGCGTCCGAACTGCTTATCGAGAATGTTCTTTCAAACAACGGCCTTCCATGGTCAAAGAGAGAGACATACCTGTCGGCAGAACGATGCTTTGAAATTATCTACGAAACGGAGGTATCATATTGAGCAATAAAGTAAGATTTGGCTTAAAGAACGCCTATTATGCTACCGTGACATTCAACGGTAACACACCAACGTACGGAACTCCGGTTGCGCTTCCAGGCGCCGTTTCCATCACAATGGAAGCACAGGGAGAGTCAACAAAGTTCTATGCAGACAACGGAATTTACTTCCAGAAATATGCAAACAACGGATACGAGGGAACTCTCGAACTCGCACAGATTCCGGATGACTTTCTTGAAGACTGCCTCGGGATGCAGACTGACAATAACGGCCTTGTAATCGAATCAGCATCCGACACACCTGCAGAGTTTGCGCTCTTATTCGAGTTCACCGGAGATGTAAAAGGAACAAGACACGCTATCTACAGATGTTCTGCTTCAAGACCTAATCAGGACGCTGACACTGCAGGCGAAACTCTTGAGGTTAAGACTGAAGAAATCAAAATCACAGGCGCACCGCTTCCTGGAACAGAGTATGTTAAATCAAAGACTGGTGACACAACTCCTGCGGCAACTTATAACAGCTGGTTCACAACTGTTCAGCTGCCGGATTTTCCTGAACTGACAGTCAGCCCGAATCCGGCTACATACGCTGATGCAGATGTAGCTCTGACTGTCAATGGCGGAACAGTATCAACCGTCAAACTTGATGGAACATCAGTAGCATCCAGTAACTACACGGTTAGTGGAAGCACAGTAACAATTAAATCCGCAGACTATCTTGAAGATTTTGCGGCAGGAACATATCGTTTCGAACTCGCAACTTCAGGCGGAGACAATTGTATTGCAAGGATAATTATTCCTTCATAAATATTTATTTGGGGAGCATAACGCTCCCCTTATTTTACGTTTAATCACAAAGAACAGGAGATAGACCAATGAAAAAAGAAATCACAATCGGAAACGAAAAAATTACATTCGAAGCAAACGGAGCAACTCCGATGAAGTACAGAAAGCAGTTCGGAGAAGACATACTCGAAGAAGCACAGCAAGGCGGTCTCAGCTTCGAATCAACCGAAAATCTGGCGTACATAATGAGTGGAAGCGACAAAGATGTTATCGACTGGCTCTCAGACTTTGAAATAGGCGAATTATACGAAGCACTTCCGGAAGTGATAGAGTTATGGATGGAATCACAGAACGCAACGTCAGAACCGCCAAAAAAGCAGAAGGCGGCAGACCAGTAACAACAGCCTTGCTCTTGCTCAGGGCAACAGAGCTTGGTCTGTCGCTGAACGATTTGGAACAGATTACGATCGGTATGCTTTACGATTTACTGTTCGAAAAAATCAGAGACAACATAGAAGAAGACAATCCGATTCGCAAAGCAACGCAATCGGATTTTGATAATTTTTAGAGGATAAAAAATGGCAGGTAACATAAAAGGAATAACCGTCGAAATCGGCGCAAATACCAGCAAACTCTCATCAGCCTTAAGAAGCTTAAACACGCAAACAGGAAAACTGAAAAGCGAAATGAAGCAGGTTGACGCCGCATTAAAGATGAACCCGGGGAACATCGACCTTGTTCGCCAGAAACAGGAACTTCTTTCAAGCTCCGTACAGGAAACGGAAAACAAACTGAAAGAGATGAAAGATGCTCTGAAAAAAGCGAGTGAATCAGGCGCAAACGAAAAAAATTCCGCAGGTTTTAGAAGGCTTCAGCGAGAAATCGAAAAGACTGAACAGGACCTGAAAACACTGACTGCAGAATCGAGAAGATTTAATACATTCAGCGCGAACGTCATGGCGGCGGCGGGGAAAGTATCATCCCTCGGAACAAAATTGAAGAGCGCAGGAAGAAGTATGAGAACTCTCACTGCATCGTTCAGTATAGTTGGTGGCATTGCCGCATCCGTCGGAGTAGAATTCGACTCGTCAATGTCAAAGGTACAGGCTGTGTCAGGAGCGACGGGAGCGCAGTTCGAACAGCTACGCGATAAAGCGAGGGAGATGGGTGCAAAGACAAAATTCTCGGCATCTGAAGCGGCTGAAGCCATGAATTATATGGCGATGGCTGGATGGAAGACAAATCAGATGCTCGAAGGTATCGAAGGCGTTATGAATCTCGCGGCGGCATCAGGGGAAGACCTTGCAACCACATCCGACATCGTAACCGATGCGCTGACAGCTCTCGGCTATTCGGCGGCAGACTCAGGAAGGCTTGCAGATGTTATGGCGGCTGCCTCATCAAATGCCAACACCAATGTTTCCATGATGGGTGAGACATTCAAGTATGCTGCCGCAGTTGCAGGTGCCATGAATTACTCGATGGAAGACCTGGCACTTGCCACAGGACTTATGGCAAACAGTGGTATCAAGGCCACGCAGGCAGGTACTTCGCTTCGTTCAATCATAAGCAGAATGGCGGCACCAACAGGAGCTGTTGCATCTACACTTGATGCACTAAACGTGTCTATAAAGGATGCAAACGGAAAAGCGAGGCCGTTCAGAGATGTTCTTATTGACCTCAGATCTGCAATGTCCGGAATGAGTGAAACTGAAAAGACAGCAGTGGCTAGTACCATTGCAGGGAAAAATGCCATGTCAGGATTTCTTGCACTTATCAACGGAACAGATAAGGACTTTGAAAAACTTACAAACGCCATAGATAATTCAAGCGGTGCGGCTGAAGATATGGCCAATACAATGCTGGATAACTTCGGAGGGCAGCTCACAATACTGAAGTCATCGCTCCAGGAGCTTGCGATTGCAGTGTCAGATACGGTTACACCGATGTTAAAAACACTTACTTCTGCAGTGCAGGGAATTGTGTCGTGGTTTAACGGATTATCGGACAGCACAAAACGCATCGTTGTACAGATGGCAATGTTTACAGCCGCAATCGGTCCAGTGCTTACAATTCTCGGCACAATGATGGAAAAGACTACAGTGCTTGTCTCAGGACTCGGCTCTCTCGCAGGGAAGCTGAACGGAGCAGCTGGTTTCATGGGCGCACTTACTTCAGCAACGGGAGCATCAGCACTTGCAATTGGCGGATTTGCGGCGGCTCTCGGCGTTGGCGTTGCGGCATCGGCGATTGCAATTCAGCAGACAAATGAAATCACAAGAGCAAACGATGATTTTATAGCAAGCACAAAGAAAGCTGTAAAAGAAACAGAAACGCAGAACGCACAAGCTCAGATCTATGCGGACAAAATAGAAGAGCTTGCAGAAAAAGAAAATAAATCATCAGCAGAAAAAAAGGTTCTCGCATCGTATGTTGAAAAACTCAACGAGCTTATGCCGAATCTTAATCTCCAGTACGACGAAGAAAGCGACAAACTCAATCAGACATCAAGCGCAATAAATAAGAAGATTGCAATGCTGAAAGCTCAGGCTGTCGCACAAGCTTACGCAACGCAGGCTCAGCAGGTGGCAAACAGAATCGCAACACAAACGATGCAGCTTGAACAGAAGCGTGACCAGTACAACGCCAACAAACAGAAGCTGCAGAATTTAGATCCTGAATCTTCAAAAGCTCAGAAGATTGCGGCAGATAATGCGAAGCTGATGAACGAGATGAATCAGCTCACAGGTGCAATTGACAAGAACGAAAAGAAGCTTACGCAGTATCAGACTAGAGCAAATACCTTCACGGCGTTCCAGACACTTGAAGAAAAAGCAAAGAAAGCCGGAGTCAAGATTCCTGAAGACCTTGCCACAGCAATGAAAAATGGAGAGACAATAATTCCGGACACTGTTGAAGAGCTTAACAATCTCATCAAGTTTAACAAGGCTGTAAAGAGCGCAGGGCTCTCCGGGAAGAAGATACCTGAAAATTTACAGAAAGGAATTGCCTCTGGAAAGATTAAAGTGCCTAAAACCGTTACGGGACTTAACAATCTAATCAAATTCAGCAAAGCAATTCAGAACGCAAAAGATGCGGGCATAAAAATACCAAAATGGTTAGCCAAAGGACTTAAGTCGAAAAAGTTATCGACCGCACAGGCGGCCAAACTTATAAATGACCAGGTCAAATTCGAAGCCGCGCTCAAAGCCGCAAAGAAAAAAGGTATCGAGATACCAAACGGATTGGCAAAAGGCGTTCGTAGCGGAAAGATAAAAGCATCAAACGCAACCGCTGTTTTAAACAAAGCGATTAAGAGCAAGGCAAAAGAGGTCACTCTTGCAAGCACTGGAACAAACATCACGCTTGGTCTTGCATCGGGAATCCGAAGTGGAAAAGGAAGTGCCGTAGCAGCCATGAATGAGGTTGTTGCAGCAGTAAAGAAAGCTGCGTCAAAAGCATCGGGAGAAGGCTCTCCTTGCAGAAAATTCATGCCAACAGGCAAAAACATATCGCGAGGACTTGCTGAAGGTATGATTCAGGGCATCTCGTCGGTGGAAACAGCAGGACGTAAGGTCATTGCGTCTGCTAAAGACTCAATGACTGTTCCGAGCGTTTCAAAATCAAAGACTGCATCCCGGTCGATAACAAAAATCGACAGCGGAACGTCAAATGTCTACAATATCGGCGACATAACAATCGATGCTTCGAAGGTTGACTCTGCGTCTACCATCGACGACATCGTCCGCATATTCACACAGGCGAAATCATTCGCATAACGACAGCTAGGAGGAACATATGAGTTCACAAAGACTACCTGCAAGCGGAAGCCATGAATGGGGGCAAGGTGCATATTATTATACCCTCGAATATACCGACAATGGCGACTCGTTCACGTGGAAGCTTAAATGCACTGTCACAACCGCTTTCAAAGAAGGGCATCAGTTAATCATAAACGATGGCACGACGCAGTACAAAACCGGCGAAACATCTATCAAAAACAAGGAAACATGGACATCGAAGGAACGCACTATCGTAGCTGACAAGCTGACAATCAAGTGCCGACTCGTTGGTGACACGACATTCACATTCGACACACTCAATCATAACACATCAATCAACGCACCATCATCTGTCGTTGCAGAGGTGATATCCAACGCACGAATCAAGGTTACAGTAAGCGGTAATGCTTCAAGTACCAAGCCTGTTACAGAGCTTGTTGTGCAGAAAAGCACTGATGGCGGAGCGTTCTCGGACATCACGTTCGATGACGGCGGAACAAAGACATCGGCTTACTCTGTATATGACTATGACCTTGATGTTGAAGCAGGACATACCTACAAATATCAGGCGAAAGCTAAAAACAATTCGCACGAATCAACATGGTCTGCGACATCAAACACTGTTCAGACATCCGCATCGTCATCAAACATCTCAAACTTTACCGCAACACGTTCAACAAACAATCTTGTCAATCTCGCATGGACAGCATCAGCATCTGAAATAGCAGCTGGAAATGTCACGCAGTTTATCATCAGCAGAAGCACGAACGGAGCAACATATAGCAACATTGCGACTGTCACAGCAGACGAGAACACAACCAGCTACACATATCCAGACAGCACAACCGCAAAAGACAATATTTACAAATACAAAATATCAACCGTGAACAAATCGGGAGCGGAATCTGAATCAGGTGCCGAATCCGATGAAGTATACATGACTCCGACAGAACCGCAAAGCGTATCACTTTCATTAAATAGCTCAAACTTCCCACAGCTGACCATGAGCAACACGTCAAATTCAGCAGAACAGGTTGAAATCTGCAGAACCGACGATGGTGGCGATTCATGGACAGTGGAATCAACAGAGGATTATCCTTGCTCATCATACTCATCAACCACAGCGGTTGCGGAAGGCGATACAACAATATACAGAGTCAGAAACGTCGGAAACTCCGCAC